TCTATTCCCTACCTTTCACGTATTATGAATGGTTCGGAGCAGACGTCATACTTGACGTATGATAACTATGAAAAGAAACAATGGAATAATCCTGCACATAGGACTAAACCAACTGATCTTCTTATGAACTGTACTGGCTTAGCTAAGCAGTACACGATTGAGAAGAAAGCTGGCTCGACCGGCTGGTGTCACACTGCTCCCGCATCCGGAACTCGCTCAGATATATTTGAGGAGAAGCGGAATTACGTGAGTAATTGGATACCAACTGTTCGTAGTCCTTACACCGACGACTGGGTCACTGGTCTTAGACTGATGATCAAGGAGGAGGCGATTAACCTGGGAGCAACGGTTGCTGAGTACAAACAGTCAGTTGATATGTTTGGCTCTGCAGCTCGTGGTATAGTTAATGCTTGGAACGATTTCCGTAAAATTAAGCGGAATCGTAAGAAGCTTTCAATGTGTAGTATAGCTGCGGCAGAACTGGTGTATACTTACGGCATTGCTCCGCTTGTATCGGATGTTTTTGATTCGATAGAAGCTTTGCAACTCCGTTTGGAACACCCTGTCTTTCGCAGGTATCACATACGCAAGGTCGACGAAGTTAAGGAGAAATTGAACAAGAAGTATCCAATTTCTTCATCATACTTCCCCGGCGGCTATACCGGTTGGACGTCCTATAAGAAATCTCAAGATGTCATGTGCTACGTTTGGTTCGATCTCGAAAAGGCTTCCATGTTTACACTTGGAAACCCACTTGAGCTCGCTTGGGAGGTAACTCCCTTTTCATTCGTAGTTGACTGGATGATTCCAGTCGGTGATTATCTAATAGCGCTCGATGCCTTAAAGGCAGTCGATCACTTGAGATTCGTACGGACCGAGAAGATAGTAAAGCAGCACAAGCTATATCCGTGGCACAAGACATGGAGTGATGTGGACACTGTAAAAGTGTGGCCTATTCACGCCGTGAAAGGTGCTGGTCGTAAGCCCGTTACTTATTTGGAACGGTCTCACGAACGGTTTGCTGGTGATTCTTTACCACTTCCTGCGCTCCCACGACCGCAGTTAGAGGGATCTATTCGTAGACTCCTCAACGCTACGGCTCTCCTAGCATCAGTTAGGGGATGTAAGGGTACTATGCCGCGATTTACTAAACCCGATTTTCCAGGAGGTCATTTTGGCCGCAAAGGCGGCTGGATTGACAATCCTGGTTTTGAAGGTCCGTAAATTATCGGTACAGTACCTTAACGTGGGTAACACTAACCTTCCTCATTATGAGGATACCTCTGCAGGGATTCTGCAGTTTACACGAGGTTTATTATGCCTAGTGCAACTACAATTAGCATCAATGATGCTACTCCTACAGCGCACGCTTTTGTGCCTGTGCAAGTCTCACCCTCGCTCTCTATCTTCCGAAACACCGCAGACGCGGCTACTTCGGCAAGTGAAGAGATGCTTGGACTGAGTATCTCCCGTTCGAGCTCTGCTCGAGCTACTGATAAAGTTAAAGTCTCCTTGTCTCTGCCACATGAACAGACCATTGATGGTGCTGTTGTAGTGCGCAGTACGGCACGTATGAACGTTGAGTTCGTATTGCCGAGTGACATGACATCTACTGAGAGAGCGGATTTTGCAGCGTTAGCTGCTAATGCGCTCGATCATGCAGATGTAAAGGGATATTTAACTGACCTTGAACCCGTTTGGTGATATGACTAATGTCAATCGCCGGAAAGGGGTCAAAAGTTGCTGTTGTGCTGAACCTTTTGACGGTTCTTCACAAACTGCTTCATTTGATACCTGGGATCTCAAGGCTATCACAGCGCTATACCAAGAACGACTAAGTGAGGAATCTCTTAGTCGTATTGGGCGTGCTCTATATGAGTGCGCTCTTAGTGATGTTCATTGCCCTTTTGGGCCTCGTCCATACTAAGTGTACGTTGTGGTTGATCAGTAACTAATCAGGAGATAGTGCCATGTTATACAATCGAGTTGATAACATTAGCGAAGATCTTAGTATCTCGCTGACACTTGTGCACAGGTTGTGTGAAGTTATTAACACCCCTCGCTCGCTGGCTGTATCTTTATTGCTACAGTATCAGGAGTTCGGACAGTATCTCGGAGTTTCTATTGATCCCAGTGCGTATGAGGACCCCCAGCATTTCGCTGAGGATTACCTCGTCACTGAGATTTTACGGAAACACCCCGATTTACCGTTAGGTATTAATAAGTCACAAGCTGCCTTCGATAGTTTTAAACTATCTGAGGCCCAGTGTTTTTCCTCTAATATTAGACTGAATCAGGAGTATCACTCGTGGCAACACGAGTTTACTCGTAATATCAGTCGTATATTAGGTCCTCTGACTCAATCTGATCTTCAATTTATCGATGATCATATGAGACATGGGAGTGGAGCAACCACTGGAGTGCGTGGTATGGGTAGTGTCGCATCAGTTAAATATGATAGACCTATCCACACTACAGTAGACTTATTACCGTTCTTTCGCAGTATCTTAGGCGACTCTTGGTGGGAACACCAAGGGAAGAATAAGCATACCGTGTCAGATGGTAACAAGTTTACGACTGTTCCCAAAACGGCTAAGACGGAACGCGGTATCTGCATTGAACCGACACTGAATATGTATGTTCAGTTAGGTATTGGTGCAGCTATTCGCCAGCGTCTAAAACGTTTCGGAATTGATCTTAATACGCAGGAAGTTAACCGTCGACTTGCCTCTCGTGCCCACTCTTCTGAGTTGGCTACAATTGACTTGTCTATGGCCTCTGACTCCGTATGTACGAATGTAATCCTAAAACATTTCCCTGAACGTTGGGTACATTTATTGTATACCTCGCGTTCCCACTTTTGTGTGCTACCGGATGGTACCACACGTGAGTTGGAGAAATGGTCATCTATGGGCAACGGTTATACTTTTGAGCTTGAAACACTTGTGTTTTATGCTCTTTGTATGACTTTTGTCCCTCTAGACGAAATGCAGGATGTGTCTGTCTATGGTGATGATATCATCGTACCCAGACAATATACAGACGTACTGATCAATGCTCTAAACTTCTTAGGGTTTAGAGTGAACACGTCAAAAAGTTTCCTGGCAGGAAACTTCTTTGAGTCGTGCGGCAGTGATTACTTCAAGGGCGTAAATGTTCGCCCTATGTACCTTAAGGGGTGCGATGATATTCATCTCACTCATTTAAGGTTAGCTAACAAGGTACGCCTTTGGGCGCATCGTGGTGGCTATGGTTATCACTGCCCCCTCAAGTACCAAGCAATATGGTTTGACCTTGTTATGAAAGTACCAAGGAAATACCGTTCTTGCAAGGTACCACCAGAGTTAGGTGATGCAGGAT